TGTCTGAATTGCAGTGCTCATTCCTGTGATGACTGTTGAAATTCTCGGAACTAATGTCCCAATCACACCACCTTGTCCATCCGGAGTGATGAGTGTGCTGATAAAATTGGATGCAAGTGTCTCAAAGTTTGAGTTTTCATCTGCCATTCCTGTGAGCATATTTGCCCATGCAGATTTCATTGCACTTGTTGATCCTTGGATGGTGGTGGATGCCTCTTTTGAGGTTGTTCCCATCACTCCCATGTTGGCTTGAACAACAGAGATTGCATTTGCAATGTTTGCAAAACTCATGTCATTGGCATCAACAGTGATTCCCAACTCCTCCATGACATCAGTCATCTGGGATGCATCCTCAATGAGTCTTGCCATTTCCTCTTTTGTTCCACCATATCCCAACTTGAGATTGTCAAGCATGGTATAATTGCCCTTGGCAAAACCTTGATATGCATTTTGGATGGATGCCATGCTTGTTCCAAAAGTGTTGGCATTGTCTGCCATGTCTCTGATTGCCCTGTCAGCAACCTCTGTTGCCTGTGCAGTGTCACCATCAAGAGACTGAATGAGGGAGGCAGAAAAACCTGTGACTGTTTCCATGTACTCATTTGCACTCATTCCTGCAGTCTGGAATGCATTTTGTGCATTGTCCATGACAGTCTGTGCCATATCGTCACCAAAAATCTTTTTGACTCCACCCTCTAACTGCTCAAACTCGGCATATGAATTGATTGCCTCTTGACCAACATCAACAAATGCCTGTCCAAGTTCTTTGAGTCCATTCACTGCAGATCTGATGAGGTCTGTGGCAAGATTTGCCAACACACCTTTCATGACAGTGAATCCATCACTTGCCTTTTCTGCTTTCTCTCCCATATTTTCAAGGGAGACTGCAGTCTGATTGCAACTTGTCTCTGCATTTGCAGTCTGAATCTGCATCTGCTTGACTGCTTTTGTCTCGGCATCAAGGGATTTCTGGCTCTTTTCAACCTCGGATGCCATGTCTGCAACTGCTTTTTCCTGTGCCTTGTATTCTGCAGAGGTCTTGCCAAGAGTCTTGTCAAGTTCATCAAGTTTTGACTTTTCCTCATCATACTTTTTGACAAGATCAGAATGTGCTTTCTCGTCTTTGGCAAGTTGTGCAGTCATCTGTGACAATTGGTCTTTGAGTGAGGCAAGAGCCTTTTTCTGCTCCTCAAGTGCAGATTTCATCTCTCTTGTTGCCTTGATAAGATCTTTCTGTTTCATGTCTCCTGTGGCAAACTCACTTGATGTTGCTTTCATCTGTGAGGAAACCACCTTGAGATCCTGTGTTATATTCTGCAGGGCTTTTCTGTATTCATTTGCACCTGTTAACTTGACCGCACCACCAAAACCTGCCATCAGAGCCACTCCTCATTTTCTTGTGCTTTGATGAAACTCTCGGCATATGTGACATTTGCCTGTGTCATTCTCATCTCTGCATCCCAATTGTCTTTGTAATGACCATATAATTTGTTGAACATTGTGATGGTCAATCTCCCTGTCTCTTTGAAAGAAAGATTCAACTTTGTCTTTCCGATAAACCAAAACCAAGAAAAGTCTATGACAGGATCGCACTCATCTTGGATCACTCGTTTTTTCCGTCACCCTTTGTGGAATCAACCACAGTCTGATTTAGGAGTCCTGTTGCCTCTCCAAGACCAACCTCTGTGATCATTCGTCCAACCTGTTTCAATGTCACAGGAGGCAGGCTTGTTCCATTCTCTTCATTCTGTATATCAATGCCCTCATTGATCATCTCTGTGAATCCAAAGATGACTGCCTTGGCATCTGGCTCTCCAACATATTTTGCTCTGTCCTTTGGTTTTAAGTCATCCCAACCATCAGATGAGCCATTCACTTTGACATATTCTCTCTTGGCATATTCTGTGCCATCTGTAAGTGCTCCCCATGCCTCAAGAGATCCATATTCAATCTGTATTGCCTCCATGACATTCAGATTGAACACCAATTTGAACCTCCGTCCTTTGTACTCTAAAACTCCACTAATATCTCTCATTTCTCTTTTCCTCCAATAAAAAGGAGAGGGATTTTCACCCTCTCCTCGTTATTTAAACAACCAATTATCACTCATCAACATAAATTGCATAGAGAGTGACAGTGCCTGTGACTCTGTATGTTCCAATGATATCCGGAGTGGTTGCAGAACTTGAGGTGTCCCAACCTGCAAAGACCTTTCCACTCGGAGGAGTGATGCCTGTGCCTGTGCTTACATTGATGATTGTTCCAACTGTGGTTGCAACACTTGCGATTGCTCCAGATCCACCATTGGTGGTGGTATCAAATGAAACTGTTGCACTTGTTCCTGCACCAAAGAAACTGTCAAGATAATCCTGTGCCTCTGCCATAGTGTCAAAGGTCTGTGTTGCAGACCAATCACCATTTGCAAGTGCACTCACAATTCCCTCAAGTTCGGATGTGCCAAATTCAACAGATTCACCCTTGGTGTTGTTCTCCTGTGATGGCTCACTGAACTTGACTTTCTTGAGAAACTCAACCTTGTACTTGTATGCACCACCAACAATCTTGGTGACTATACGTCCGAGTCCGACATAAGGAGCAATGTCCATTGCATTTCTCACCATCTCGCCATCAACAATCTGATGACCAAGGAGAGTGGCAAGAGTGATGTCATCCTCATCATCAATTCCCATTGTTACAGTTCCACTCTGGAATGTGGTGTCAGATTCTGCAAGTGCATCATCTGCATACAGTTTTGCATCATTGTTTGATATTGACACATTGCAGGAGATTGCCTTGGCAGGTTTCTTTGCCTCGCCATAGGTTGCAGTCCCATCTGTCTGCTCTGTGAGAATACCATAGACAAAATTTTTAAGACCGATTTTTGCCATTTCAGTTTTCCTCCTTTAAATAAGCAAAATTCAAAGTTTTATGATAATAACCTGTCTCGGTTTCAAACATATCCATGCTTGACCTTGATGGTTGCCAAACAAAATTGTTTTCTTTCAGTTTGGTCTTGATGCTCTCAATAATGTTGTTGTAATTTCCTTTTGAATACACATCAAAATCATAATATGAGACATATCCAATGAGTTCATCATCTCCGGAGAGTGATCCATCTGCATCCTGTTGCATGTAAACCACATAAGGCTCTCCATGCCCCTCATAAAACATAAATGAGACAGGAACTTGAACATCATCAACTGTGAAATTTTCAAAAATAGTCTCAATCAGTTCATTGAGTTCACTCATCAAGCAGACCTCCACTTGCTTTCTTTTGTGCCTTGATCATTGCCTCCTCAATCTCCTTTTTCTTGAAAGATTTTCTCAAAAAAGGATGTTTGGGAAATGGTGCACTGCTCCTGCCATATTCAAAGACATTGGCAACAAGTGGAGCAGGAACAATCTTTCCATCTTTGTTCTTAAAATAGCCATAAAAACCAACTTTTGTGTTGATTCCATCATCAGATGGTGTCTTGTAAACTTTTGTGACTTTCAAACAATTCATCATCTCGGAGTCTTTGATGCTCTGTGGCACATTTGCAATGATGTTATGGTTGACAACCTCTGCACCTGCTTTGGTCATCTCACCAAAAATCTCATCACAATTGTCATATAATTTCTGCATGTCCCTCATGATCTCTGTTGGCAGTTCAAGATTGAATCCCATCAGTGTGTCACCTCTTTGCATTGCATTTCAAGTTCCACATTTGCCTCATCCACATTGTTCAGATATTGGATTGAATAAACCTTGCCACCAAATTCAACCTCCATGTCTCTTGTAATTGAAACATGTGGAAATCTTATGGTGAAATTGGTCAATGCCATTTCAAAATCTGAATTGTTGCGAATGATTGTGATGCCTCTTGTGGTTTTCACATTGGCATATGGACTCAAGATCAGAGTTCTTTCCTTGCTCTGGAATCCTGCAGAATCTTTGACAACTGTTGTCTGGTATATATTGATTTTTCTGTTGTACTTTCCTGCATTGGTCATAACAGATTTACCGAGTGCAAACCAAGAATGGACTCAACCACCTTGTTTGCATTGTTCGTGTCCACATAAAGTGTTCTGTTGTCAAACATGTCCTGCACCAAAACAAGGATTGCAATGATAATATCTCTGTAATCATCCAACTCTTGAATTGTTCTGCCTGTGTATTCGGCAACATAGACCTTTGCGACAGTCAAAAGTGTATTGAGAGTGTTGAGGTCATTTGCATCCGGATCTGTTAGTCTGATATAGTCTGCCAAATCCTGTGCAGTGATCTCACTGATTTTGTTTATAACATTCATGATGCCTCCTTTATGGAGTCATTAAACAGACACATTGACTTTGGCAAATTCACTGATGTCATATTCGCCATTTGCAGTGATGCTTTTTGTGCCTGTGGGATTCACAAGAGTGTACTCTCTTGCAAGTCCGTCACTGATCAACTGATTAGCAAGAGTGGAGTCAAGTTCAACAACACTGTTGCATGCCACAGAGGTCAGATCCATTGAGACTCTCAAAGTAAAAGGCTTTGTTGCTTGTATTTTTAAATTAGCCATTGTTTTTCACCTTTCTCTTGGTCTTTGGCTTGTCATCCTCGGCAACCTCTGACTTTTCAGTCTTTGCATTCTTGGTTGCCTCATATTTGATGATATATCCTGCCTTGGTTAAATCCTCAACAAGAGAGGGATCAGAGATTTCTCTGACCTCTCCCTTGTGCATTGCTATAATTCCAGAGAAAGAGACTGTTGCCATGTAAAGCATTTCTCTTTGCTCCTTTCATTAAGCCATAACAAGTTTAGCAATCTTCTGCTGATCCTCAACCTTTGCATCAAACTCAAGCCAACCAACAACTCCGTCAGCGTGTTCATCAGCAAATCTCTCACGGAGAACCTGTATTGAAATGTTCTCGCTGAACTTGGTTGCAAGTCCTCTCATGTCACCATAGTAAATGACAGTGTTGCCTGTTGCGATTTCTGCCA